AGTTTAGTTTACTGTAACGTCCTGCATCTTCTTTTCCATATGCTGCTATAAAATTTGTTTCTGGGTTGTCTGTTATGATGTCATATACATCCTTTACAGGTGTGATTTGAGATATAACAAATTTAACTTTTTTTCCATTAGATATTAAAGGAGCATAAAGTTTTTCCCAAATATCTAAACTTTGTTCAGCTGTAATTCCCTCATGAGTTTTAGGAGAAATTAAAACATATACTTGGTCTGCAATTCGAGTGAGTTGATTTACTACATCTAAATGTCCCTTATGTGGTGGTTTAAACTTACCAGGGTAAAGGGCTATAGTTTCATTTGGGAGAAAATTAAATTGAGTTTCACCAATATTTTCAATAAGAAAAGGTAATACAAGAGATTCAACTAATTTTTTACAAAGTTTATTTTCTAATATTGCATTTACAGCATTTAAAGCAGCTTCTTTATTATCTCCTTTAGGGGTACCTTTTTCACCAGCACCTATAACTAACATAGATTTAAATAAACCTTTAACACGATTTTTAGAACGAGGATTTGCTAACTTAGCTTTTATTTGTTTTAATAAATCTCCAAATGGTAAACTTAGATCATATTTAACTAATAATTTAACTACATCATCCCAGTTATATGAACTCCATATCTCATTTCTGCCTAATTCTTTAAAATCATCTCCTAAAGTAACTAAACGTAATGTTAAACCCTTTGAAGATAAATTAAATTCAAATTCTTGGTTATCATCTAATGAAGGTAAATCTTTTATTCCTAAACGAGCAAATACTTTTTTAGGATCTTCCTCCATTAAAACAGTTTTAACTAAACCAATTAATAATGCTTGTTTCTCACCAGGAACATCTAAAAAACTTTTTCTATAATCTCCTTCTCTTTCAGAAGTAACAATCATATTATCTACTTGAACTGTTAAATCAGGATAGCCCTCTATTGGAATTTGGGTAATAACTATATCCCCAGTACCAGCTGTTTTTTTACCTTGATGGCGTCCTGCTTTAAAAGGTACAATTACATCATCTGATAGGGAGTTTAAGTATTCAGCAAATTTTTTCTTAAGAGTTTTTTTATCATCTTCTCCAGCATCAACATGAACAATTAAATCTAGATCACCATGATCTGGTTTAACTACTGTATTATATGAGCCTGATATTTTGGCATTTCTAAAAGGAGGGTATTTCTTTAATATATCCTCAATATATTTTTTAACTGTTGGTTCAACAGCTTCTCTAGGAATTCTATTAGCACCGATTGATCCTGACATTATACTTTCTTATATTGAGTTAATTTTGAATCATCTGGGAGAAATTTTCCTTTGAGGCCTAATCTATCTTGATTTTTAATCCAATATTGATGTAGGTCATATGGAATATCTGCTCTAGTAGAATCAAGAATTTTTAAGTAAATATCTAATATTTGATTAAATTTATCTTTAGATATATTTTTCTTAATATACCCCATTAATTCAAAATAATCATTCACCACATCCGGAGTTAATTCTATTCCATATCCATCATTGAGAGCTTGAATAGCTTCTCCAGGATTAGTAGCTATAGTTTCACCAGTTTCTTTTGATTTAACTCCAGTAGCATGAGTAAATGATAATCCTAATGCTTGGAACATAGATAACATTAACTGAGTTCTATGTAATCCTTTCACATTATCCTTATAAGTATTAGAATAGTAACTAAATTTAAGCCAATCTAAATTACCTACATTAATATCAATTTGTACACTTTTATCGTCAACTGTATTTCCTGATTCATCGTATTGAGGGAAAGCACAGTATATTGATCCTGAGCCTGCAGCTTTAGTATCTGTACTTATAGTTTCAGATTCGTTTTCTATTTTGGTTGCTATAAGTTGAAGCATGGCTCTAAGTTTACTTTGAGCTTCAGTAGCTGTTTTAGATCGTTTACGAATTTGATCGTATGTAACTTGAAATTCTTTAGGGTTAATTCCCCACTTATCAAATAATGGGGTACCATCATCTGATATAATGTTATTGGCACTAAATCCTAAATCTATGTCCCCAGATTCAGCTTTTTTCCCAACTGATCCTAGAGATTCAAAGCTAAAAGTTACTTTAGGAAAAATTCGTTTTAATTCTTTAGTAAACTTATCTAAAGTTGGTTGAATATATTCTCGTTTAATAGGAGCTGTAGTGCCAAATACGTTTCCTCCTTCAAAGATTAATTCTTTGAAAATACTAACTAATGATATCATTCTTTATTTTTGTCATAAATATCAGAGGATATCTGAATCTCCACGGGGAATTGTTCTGATGATGGCTTTGGGTTAGGGTTTTCTAGTTTAAATAACTCATGTACGTGTTCAAATAACTTAAAGTTATCTTCAATAGTACGAGTTGGTTCATATATTTCCCATCCTTTACCTTGTAATTTTTTACCGCTTTTATCTTCCCCACGTTTAGATGATTTTAACCAAATAATACCGTTCTTTTCTATTTTTTCTTCAAATGTCTCATTCCATGCTTGAGTATAAGCAGCTAATTGTAAATCCATAGCTGTATGAATTGAATTTGAAGTTTTAATGTCTAATAACCATCTTTCACCGTTTATTTCAACAACTAAATCACAAGTTCCTGCAAATTTATATTTGTCTGAGAATAAGTGTATTTCACTTTCGATTAGAATTGGTTTGGTAGTAGTCCAAAAATCATGGAATCTTAAGATTAATTTCCAAACATCTAGTGAATAGTTTGAATAACCATCTTTATTTAACCATTCTATTTTTTCACCTAATAAGTAACGCTCAATTGCATCATGAACTTGTGTTCCTTCATCTGCTGCTTTTCTAGAAATAATATCAGCATTATGTCCTACATCTTTAAGCCATGTCTCAAAAAATTTACCTTTAGGTAAAAATTGTAAAATACTTGTTACTGATGGGTAATAGTCTTCATTTCTACTGTAGAATCTATTATCAGCTATGTTAACTCGTTTAGATTCAGGATCTATGTTTAAAATACGAGTTACGCTTTTTTTATAGACATTTACATTTTTTTCAATCATATTAATTGTAATTTTTTCTCAAATAATCTTGAGAATGTTAGTTTGGGGGTTTGATGAATTAAATTAGTAAAATTAACAAATCCCATTTCTCCAGGGTCTTTATCTTGTAATTCAACTAAATAAACTTTTTTACCTTGATTTAATAAATTTTCACAAAAATCTAAGGCTTCTTTTATAGCATCTTTATCTAAGGCTATATATATTTTTTGTATTGATGATGTTACAATTTTCTTCATCAACTCTTTAGAAATGTTTTTACCTAATAATGGAATAGCATTTCTCTTAATTGCTAACATATCAAATACTCCTTCACATAATATTAAAGGAGAGTTCCAATTTATATAAAAACCAAAAGGTATAATATTTCTTGACACTTGAGGATTTTTATACTTACGAGAAGAATTTTTATCAAAACTGCGGGCTGAGAAGTAGTTTAAGGTTCGGTTTTCATCATATGATGGAATAATAATCATATTGGAGTATTCTCCATATTCGCAATAACCTATATTATACTTTATAATATCTTCTTCAGTGATATTTCGATTTTTTAAATAATTTAAAGCATGTTTAGCTATAATTCCTTCTGGGGTTGGGTAGAGTGGGGTAAATTCTTTAGGTAAAGATATTGTTTCAACTACTATTTGATAGGTAGATGTTTTAGAATCGTTTATTAATGATCTTAATTCGGTTAATTTTGAAGAATCAACTTTTAAAGATTTAAATAAATTGATAAGTTTTTTTCCTTTTTTACCACAAACCCAACAATTCCAAGGATTTTCTCCTTCAGAGTTAGTATCCATGCATATTTCTAGTTTAGGTTTAGGATGATTACAAAATGGGCAATGGTATGCTCTATTATTTCGAGCCGTATCTTTACCAGAACCTAATATAGAATCTACTAATACAACAACTAGTTGGTTTATCATAACCTATAAGATAATAAAAAGAAAATTTACTCCAAGTCTTTGCGGAAGAATTTTCCTAATATATTATCATTATACGTGTTATTTAATAAAACATCTTCTTTACATTGGTAAGCGATTTCCCAATAAGTTAATGATTTTTTAGTATAACAAACTCTTAATATTTCTCTAGTAAAGTTTTCTTTACCTATATTTGTTATATCTTCTTTTAATTCTTTAGCAGAACCATAATATGTTTTCCAATCAGATTCTTTTTGAACAACTTTAGTAGTAGCTTTTCTTCCAGGACCTGTTTGTTCTGCTAATTCTTTTTTGGTAAGTTTTTTCTTATTGTTGTGATAAAGACTTTTTTTACCTATGTAAAATTTACCATTAGGACTTATAACTTTGTATATAAACCCATAAGTATTTTCAGGCAGATCCTCAATCGAATTTACGATTGTATTATTATATAACCAATTCATAACGTTTATATTTAATTTTATACCATATCAAAGTTTATCATGATAGTAGTATCGGTGGTTGATGAGCATTGAATAGGTTGACCCAATTTAGCTATTGCAATTAAGTCTTTATTATCATTATATAACCCAATAGATGTAATATATGGTGAAAAATAAGACCCAGTAGCAAAATCATATATTGTATTAGTACTTCCAGATGCTAAGGATGGATTTTGACTAAATCCAAATTCATTTTCTAATATAGTACAATTATACTTATTTTCATATAAAGTAATAGAAGAAGAAAAACTAATAGAAGTATAATCTAAACCAGAAATACCAAAAAACCAATCTGGTGAAGGAATATATTCTGCCCATTGGTTACAGTCAATGGAAAAACTACCTGTAGTAATTACTGCTATTCCATGAGAATAGAATATATTTCCTACTTTACTGGTTTGACTTCCTGATGTGAGGATTAGATTTCCTTCTCCGTCATCTGTTACAAAATAGGCATTTCCTGTTACTCCTCCGCTATAAAAACCTAATCTAAAGGATCTAGGAATAACATAATTGCCATACAAATTAGTAGGAATAGAAACTACAGTAATAGATCCACTATCTGATAAAGATTGAGTGGCTGTAGGGAAGTATTTAGGATTATATAATGTTGTTGAAGGGTAATCATAAAATCTACCAAAGGAAGCAGATATTGAGCCTGTAAATTGAAGAAGATATTGTTCCCAATTTGGGTTATAGTTTGGATTAAAAAGATTATAGGACCCTGTAGTTAAATTTCCATAGTATGGAATATTGTTAGGGTAATATAAGATTCTAGCATTATTATATACTCCTCTCTTATCTTGAATAGCAACTAACCCAGTAGTGGGTTCAGTTGTATAATTATAATCTAAATGATTTAAATTTAACCCAGCATAAAAGTCAATACCTACATTTGATCCAGTTATAGCATCACCACTAAATGTAAAACTTTTAGCAACTGTAAAAGGTACAGAAATTACATCACTATTGGTAAATTGTTTGTAAGCATTCATTCATTAGAAGTCTAATTTAACTCTAACTAACAATTCTTTAGTAAAATCTTTTTGTAATGGTCGACTTAATTTAGCTACAGCTAATAATTCATTATTATCATTATAAAGACCCACTGTTGTTATATAAGTTAATGGATTATAAGCAAAATCATTCCATGTTAAAGATCCATTAGCACTAGATATATAACTTGGGTTTTCTGAGTAGTTAAATTCATTACTTCTAGCTCTTACGAATACATAATTTGATGATAATGTTTCTTGGCTATTTAATCTGAAATTAGCAGTTGCTGATGAGCTTATAGCTTGATATAATCGTCTTATATTTTGTCCAGGAGCATTAAATGATCTGCTTGCTTGTAAAGCAATTCCTCCTCCAGCAACCGATCCTGAAAGTGCTTCTCCATTTAATAATATAATTCCAACATCTGGTAAGAAATAACCATATGAACCTGAGGCTGTAGTGTATCCTAATCCTGCTGAATCTTTAGGGGCGGGTGTTCTAACACCTGCTGATCCTGAGATAAGGTTAAATACTCTACCTGCGTCATTTCGTGTTACTACTGTTGTATAGTTACTATCATCGGTGAGGGTAATAGCAGCGGCACCACTTAATGTTAACGTTAATGCTCCAGGTAATAAATGTTCTTTATATTGTGTACGGTCTAAGTTTATAGCCCAAAAATATGAACTAGTAACACCAGCAAATGTAAACGAAGAACTTTCATCTGCTAAAATTAGGTTTCTATATTGACCATAAATTGTTCTAGTAGGTGAAGAGCCTGTAACTAGGG